GAATTTTCTATTTTAAAAAACATCACCCACAGAGCGACCGTCACGAATAGTCTCCTACTGATGAGCGTTCTAAATGATGTAAGTGTCCAGGATGGAGCTGCGATACGTGAACTTGCCGCTTGCCTCCCTGCTACCTTGGGTAGGAAATTTCTGCATGTTGTCAAAAAGCTAGATGCGTACCGCATGGACAGCAACGAGTACTCCGTTGACATTGGCCAGGACACCAGGGGTGCACTCGAGTTGTCTAACGCCCACTGGTTGGATGACGCTGGCAGGGCCAACTGGGGGTTGCCTAGTGGGACATGGCGTGACTACTGCACCAGGGTGGACAGGACTCCAGAGTTCTGGCATGGAGACACGTACAGGCCCACCACGAAGACGGAGGTCAGCGAGCAGCTGTCACGTGACTTGCTTCTGGCCACATACATGTTCCCATTCCACGCAAGGCCCGGCACGTGCGACCCCATAGCTACTCATATCGTCTTCCCCATTATCTCTTGCCTGAACCCAAAGAAGGTGCGTGTCGGGTCCAGATCAGTTTTCAGGCTCATAGCATCCGCGGAAGACATTGCTGAGAATGATCTTAACTGCTTCACGCGAGGCATTGAGAACATATGCGGGTTCAGGGATTTCAATGCGATGAGCATGGCATTCAGCGTGGGCACCTCTACCAACGCAAACGACCTTGGGCATGCTGTCCAGCGCTCCAATGCAGCCGACTGGGAGATGGCAGAGAGATCGGTCAAGTACCTCACGCTCGCAGGGCTAGCCAACTTCCTTGAAGCGACTATGAAGAAATCCCATCCTAGGGGCCAGGTGATGAAGCGTGCAAAGCGCATAGCCAGAGACAGGGCGGACGAGATCGAGGATCGCCTGCAAGCACTGAGCGATGGCATCTACTATGATGGCGAAGAAGAGGAGCATGATGATGACATGCTCAGGATGTTCAATGCTGGATCAGACAAGGTGGTGAGCAGGCCTACTGGAGATAGCAAGGTACGCGCAGTTGGTGCAGCCAACATTGTATTGGTACGTGTGAATGGGGAGTACCACCTGCTCACTAGGGAGGACATCAAGTCGCTGAAGTATGCTGCAATGTCTCACTCTATGTGGCATGTCTACGCTGCAACTGTCAAGATGGAGTATGAGCCAACTAAGAAGGTCAAGGTGAGACGGCAGCATGACCTCACTGACAACTACGATGTCATTGAGGCTGCCCACGAACTCGCGAAGGAACTGAAGGCAGTGCTTGCAAGTGGGAATATACACATGGGTCCAGAGATAGAGCAGGCAACTGTCAGTTACCCTGTCGTGAAGGAGTGCATCGATGAGCTGTGGGCCATGTACGTGAGCATCTGCGCCGACGCTATCAGGGCTGGGTCCCAGGACTATGCGGGGAGGTACCTGAATGAGTTGTTCAGCGTGTATACTGCCAAGCTAGGTGGGAAGATAATGGAGAATGCGGTCGCGGACCAGGTGAGGGAGCTAGAAGGTGACTACGGTGCACTAGGTTTCAGTGTCGAAGCCAA